GTATCCTTTCACCGAAAGGGTATTCCTTTCAGGGACTTACACGGGCTTTACGCACAATCACCATGTCGCCGTGACTTTAAGGTCTTGTACGCACCTAGGATTGTAGTCCCACGCACCTACGTCTACAACCGTAGGTAACCCGATGCCACGCACCTATACAGATGCCGCTTGCAGCCTAAAGCCTATTTACCCTCGCTGCAACGAGCCAAAACTCAACTCCCATCATCTCTCTCTCAAAAGAGAGAGAGAGATGATGGGGACTCCACACGCTAGCCACGGGTCAAACCCTCTTCAGGCTTAGCATTTCCACCGACAAACACCCACCCGCACTTAGAGCAAGCCCAATGCGTATTACTCTGGTTACGCACCAGATCATGCTCACACACCGTCGGAATATCAATCTCATGCACAGTACACCATCCTTCCACAATGACCGTAGGTCAATCCAAACGCATCCAACAACCGCCACTGCGCCAAGTCCACTGTATGCGTAGGATACAACTCCTCGCTCCAAGCGATAGACGCCCGAGGATTCCTGATCTCACGCAACTCCTCCGCATCAGGCCAATCCTCCCAATCCAACTCACGCCCCGCATCAACACCCAACATTCGCAACAACTCCGCTTCGCCAAGCGTGTACCTACTTGGATGCAAAGCCGACAACACACGCCCAAGCATGTTGGGGCAATCAAACAACGCTGATCCAAACACTACGCACCTCCTGCGCACTCAACCACTTATCAAGAACTCTACACGCACTCATGTACACAGTGTACACAAGCGCAGTACAGGGCGGGAGTCGAAGACTCCCGCCCCGCACCACAGCGGGGGAGTCGAAGACTCCCCCGCCGCAGACGCTACGCCGTAGCCAGTCCCAAGGACTGGGCCTTGCTGACGATGCGGTCCACAGTACCTTGCCAAGCAAGGTTCCCTTGCTTGTCAAGGTGCGTCGGGACCAACTCCATCGCTTCCCGAAGGGAAGCGAGTACCTTGTCGACATCTCCGATGTCACTCGCCTTCGTCGCATTGGCTAGTCTGGCGTTAATGCTAGCATTAACGGCCTTGTTCTTCGCTGACTTGGCTGCTTTCTCCAACTTCCAAGCCGAAGGCTTGGAAGTCTTGGCAACAACTGGAGCCGAAGGCTCCACTACGTTTGAGGGAACCTCAAACGTTGGGATCGACGGTGCCGAAGGCACCGTAGCGACAACCGACGGTTCCGAAGGAACCGTGACCGTGCCGTCGGCATCGAAGATGCCGCTTTCCACGATCTGTTCGGCAAGCCGAACAATAGCCGAAGCCGAGGCTTCGGTGATGGTCAGGGTCTTCATATTTCCTCCTTGGGGTATCTTCTTATCATCACCCTAAAGGGTGATGAGAAGATACCCCAAGGAGATATATTGGTTTCCCCCCATTTTCCCTTCAGGAAAATGGGGGGAAACCAATAAAATCTGGTTGCTTTACTCAACCTGAAGGTTGAGTAAAGCAACCAACCAAATTGCCAACCGTTGTTCTCATAACCCTAAAGGGTTATGAGAACAACGACAAAGCCACCAACCACTCTCTCCAACCAATCGTAGATTGGTTGGAGAGAGTGCCAAACTGGTTGCTTTACTCAACGTAGTTGAGTAAAGCAACCAACCAAACCAGACTCCAATCAACCGCTTACAACTACGTTGTAAGCGGTGATTGCCAGAAGCCAGCCAGCCTCGCGTACGTACACCAACCAAGGGTTGGTGTTGATTCCAGCCGTCCGAACGTAGTTCGGTACCAATTTAACATTCTCAACTACGTTGAGACTTCGATTCGGCCTGTTTCCCGTACTAAACCAGAGGTTTAGTAACTAGTTCAAGCACCTATGGTGCTTGCTGCTGCTGCTGACCGTCGGACGCCGTTGCAGTGGCAACGGCGAGGGTGCCGTACCCCCCCTTGGGGGGTACGGGGCGCGCGCCTGCATATGTATAGATATGGAGGGGCAGATTGGGCAAAAAAAGAACCCCCTGTGGGGGTTCGTGCGCCTGTACGCGATATTGGTGATTTACTCAGTACCATTCCCCAACGCTGAAGGCGTTGGGGAATGTTTACTCAGTACCAAGCAATAATAGGCTGGGGTGTCCCATTATTGTACTAGTGGGTTGGTACAAAGCCCGTTTGGGACACCTGCGCTTACAATCAGGAAAGGGGTTTCATATGGCTCAAAATGGTGGCGGCAAAGGCTGGCAAACAGACATTGACACAGGCAGCAAGGTTATGCCCGCAGCATGGGGCAACTTGCTAGATTGGCTGCTACAGGGGCCAGAACGTGCCCCGTCTACACAACGCGACTGGGCGGCAGAAAACGATCTCCATGAGGATTCGATTCGACGCATCAAGCGTGATCCACGCTTTATACGTGAGTGGGATCGGCGCGCTGCCGAACTAAACATTAACCCTGAAAGGGTTCAGAGCGTCGTAGATGCTCTTTGGCAGCGTGCGTCTGCGGGGGATACGAAGGCTGCGTCTTTGTATTTGCAGTATGTGGAGAAGTTTACGCCGAAGCGGCGTTTGGTTGTTGATGATGAGCGTGCGGTGGCTGGGATGTCTGATTCTGAGTTGGCTGATGCTTTGGAGTCTGAGGTTGTTGGTCTTAGGGCGGTGTCTTGATGGCTACTAGATGGTGGGAAGAGGATGGTCGGCCAAAGCGTAAGAAGCGGGTTACTACGCGGAAGAGGATACAGAAGCATTCGTCTGCTGATCGTGCGATGTTGACTTCGGCCAAGCGGTCGGGGTCTGGTACGGCTGGTTCTGCGCCGAAGAGGAAGCGGAGGGGTGCATCTCCGCGAAGTGGGCGTGGTCGTAAGGTGGGTCGGTAGATGCCCCTTTCAAGGCGTAGTTTTGATAATAACAATACTGGTAACACTGGCGCGCGTGGTAAGCCGCATAAGCGCGGTCTTACTCCTAAGCGTAAAAGTACGCCTACGTGGCGTGAGCGTGAGGCTACGTTGGCGATGGAAGAGTATATGCAGGGTTTGGTTGTTGATGGCGGCTCTGGTGGCGTCATTGGTGATGTGAGCGATTTGGGTATAGATGCGGCGATGTTGTTGCCGTGGGGTCGCGGCATCAAGGGTGCTGGTAAGATTGGTAAGGCGTTGGGTAAGGTGTTGGGTATTGGGAAGTTGCCGAAGACGTTGCCGCCGAGGGCGACGAAATCGGGTTTGCCGAAAGCGGGTTCTCGCTTTTGGCGTGATCCTGATGTTGCTGATGTGGTTGCTACGCAGGGTAAGGCTGCCGTTCACCCGATTGACTATGAGGTTTGGAAGACCGTTTCTGGTCGTGGTGCGAACCGACTTATCCGTCCAAAAATTACGGCTGATGATTTGGTAGCGACGAAGAGGGCTGATCCGACGGGTTACAGGAACTCTCGCGCTTGGCAGACTCCTGCTAGTGCTGCGAAGGGTAGAGAGGCGATGAGGGAGATTAAGAAGTTTGAGGAAGCGTTAGCCAGTAACCCTGAGTTGCGTTCGTACTGGGCAGCGAGGATGCATAAGGGAACTAATCTTGGTGGCCCTAATCCGAAGTGGGATTTTCTTGATTTGTTGGAAAATAATCCTACTTTCAGGGGTCGTGCAGCAGGTAATATACTTGGTAAACGGGGAAAGGACTTGCCGAAGGCGTTGAAGGCTGGTAGCGCGGGGCAGCGGTCACGGACGTTGCCGATGCAGGCTGAGAAGATGAGTGGTAACAGGTTTGGTTCGCGGTGGGATACTGCGGACGATTTGGCTGACAGGTTGGCTGGTCGTGCGCTTCCCCGTGATGCTGGGGCAAGGTTTGCCCAAGGTGTAGGTAATGCGGCTACTGATCCGTTGTATAATCTGCGTTGGGCGGTATTCGATGATATGCTTGCGAATACGCGCGCGTCTTCAAAGACGGCTGCCGATTGGGTGAAGCGTGCCGATTTCGATATGCTTCAGCAATACTTGGGCAGGTAGTCGAATGACTCCTGAGGATCAAATAGAATGGGAGGACGCTGATGAAGTGCTGTCCTGCGGATTGGAAGATCCCGAAATCTGCGAATCGTGTCAGTAGATGGCGGGAATATAGCCAAGATCATCGGTGCAGTTGCTGCTCTTGTTGCTGCTGTCGGCGGTTTTTTGGTAGCCGTTGGGGATTCGGATTCCCAACAGGCTCCTGCTGTTATCATCATTAGGGGTTCTACGTTACCTGAGGATGATCTGACGGATTCCGAGAAGGACAGGGAGTGGGTGTTCAATGAGTCGCTTAGGGGAACTGAGGCAGGAGGCTGAGTGGCGTAGGTGTCAGCGTAGCGAGGTTCATTTTTTAGAGAATTACTGGTATATTGCGCATCCTGCGCATGGCCGTATTTTGTTTAAGTTGCGGGGGGCGCAGTCGGAGGCGTTGAAGCGGTGGGATAACAACCGTTATTCGTTGACGTTGAAGGCTCGTCAGATTGGGTGGACGACGTTGGTGTCTGCTCATCAGTTTTGGTTGGCGTTTTTTCACGACGATCAGAATGTGATTGATTTGTCGCGTACGGAGCGGGAGTCGATTCTGTTGTTGCGTAAAACCAAGTATGGGTTTAAGCATTTGCCGATGTGGATGATTGAGCGGGGTCCGCAGTCGTTGATGGATCATCAGCAACGTATGGGGTTCAGCAACGGTTCTCAGATTACGTCGATGCCTTCGGCATCTGACCCTGCGCGTGGTGAGTCTGCTACGTTGGTGGTTGTGGATGAGTGGGCGTTCCTGCCGAACCCTGAGGAGGCGTGGGCGTCTATTGAGCCTGTTGCCGATGTGGGTGGCCGCATTATTGGGCTGTCTACTGCTAACGGGTCGGGAAACTTTTTTCATCAGTTGTGGGTGGGGGCGTCTACGGGGAACAATCAGTTTGATCCAATGTTTTTTCCGTGGTCTGCTTCCGAGGATAGGGATGAGTCTTGGTATGAAGGTAAGAAGAGTTCGATGTTGCCGTGGCAACTCGCACAGGAGTATCCGACGAGTGCCGAGGACGCATTTGTTCGTTCTGGCAACCCTGTATTCGATATTGACGTTCTTAATGATATGCGTGTGCATGTTCGACAGGGTGTGGACGGCTATCTCCATGAAACGTCCAAAAACGTTTTGGAGTTCCGATGTTGACGGTGTGGGAGCAGCCTGAGCGTTGGTCGGGGTACGTTTTGGGTGTCGATACTGCTGAGGGGTTGGGGCATGGCGACTACTCATGTATTCAGGTTATTGACGCGAAGAAGGGGGAACAGGTCGCTATTTGGCATGGACGTATCCCGCCTGATGAGTTGGCTACTGAGGTGTACCGTTTGGGTTTGTGGTACGGGAACGCTCTTTGCTGCGTTGAGGCCAACAACCACGGTTTGACCACGATTACGGTGTTGCGCCAGTTGGGGTATCCGAACCTGTACCGTCGGCGGGCGTTGAATACGTCTTCGCAACGTATTTCGCAGGAGTACGGGTGGAAGACGACACGTACATCGAAGCCGTTGATGATTGATGATTTGGGTAAGGCTTTGAAAAACGATGAACTGATTTTGCATTGCGATTCTACGATTGCGGAGTTGCGTACGTTTGTACGCAACGACCGTGGATCAATGTCTGGTTCGCCGTATGATGATCGGGTGATGGCGTTAGCGGTGGCGAATCAGATGCGCAAGTTTGCGTATGTACCCGAGTTTGTACAGCATGTGGATGATACGTGGACGTTTGATTGGTGGATGAGGCAGATCCCGTCAGGGGTTGCAACGGATGATACAATCGGCACTTACCTGTCGCGTGGGACAGCGTAAGCATTCTTGTAGGACACATTGAACAAAGGAGAGTCCTATGGCAATTGGCCGAATGGCTAAGTACAACGACGTTGGTGCAGGCGCAAAGCCCATTTTGGGCAATACGTCGATGCTGTCCAACGGTCCCGCCCGACCGGGCGGGTCGCAGAAGGCTACTGTCGGCTTGGGCAAGGACAAGGCTCACCGTGGTGACAAGGCTGCGGGGACTCGTCCGCGTTCGACGCCTGAGAACCAGCACGGTAAGACGGGCAAAGTTGAGCCTGCTTCCAAGCAGCCCAACTCTGCTATTCGTTGATTCTGCCTGCTGACGCTTCCTATACAGAGTTTTGCGATTACGTTGTCGGGCAGCGAGGTCCGCTGCCCGACGACGAATTGCAGGACTTGTGGGAGTGGCGTCAGAAATTGCTTGGTCTGACGGTCGTGACTGGGCGCGGTTACCGCTCCCAGTTGCCACCTGATGAGCAACATATGACGTTGAATCAGCGCGAACAGAAGTTACTATCGGAAGCGCGTGCAGCGGGGAAAGACCCTGTGTACGTTGGACAACGTTGGGTATAGGTTATGGCACGGAAGAGCCGTTCAGAGCGTTACGAGAACACTAAAGAACGCTTAGAAATGGCGAAGCGTTGGCGCCACGACGAGGGTCACGAAACTAAGTGGCGGCGCATGATCGACCTGTACCGTGGGAAGACCTACTGGGATATAGGCGGTATCGGCACTCCTTCCGACCGCATCTCGGTCAATTTGGCGTTTTCTACGATTAACGTGATCGCTCCATCTGTTGCGGTTAACCATCCGAAGATTACGGTGATCGCCAACAGGGAAGAAGACGCCGACCGTGCCGTTTTTGTTGAGGCTATCGTCAACTATTTGTGGCGGCATCACGACTATCGTAAGCCGTTCCGCCGCACGGTTAAAGACTTTCTAATTTTGGGCCACGGCTGGATGAAGGTCGGGTGGAAGTTCGTTGAGGAGGAGCGTGAACGGTCAGAAGACGAAATAGGGGGAGACTACGCTGCCGCACAGATAGAGGTAGCCGACTTTGGTTACGAAAATCCTGAAATGGCGGGAGAATTGCCAACGGATCAGGAAATGCAGGATTCGATTCCGTTTACACAAATGGAAATCGTGGAAGATCAGCCATTCGTGGAGCGCATTTCACCGTTCGACATGTTTATCGACCCTGAGGCAACCTGTTTGGAGGATGCCAAGTGGATTGCGCAACGGATTGTGCGTCCGATTGAAGAAGTTCGGCGCGATAAGCGGTTCCGTAAGGGTGTCCGTCAGAATCTGCAAGCCGATTCGGGCTTGAAGGTACGTTGGGAAAACGACGACGAGCGTGACAAATACTCTGACCTGATTGAACGGGTTACACTGTACGAATACTACGATCTGGATGAAGGTTTAATTTCGGTTTGCGCCGACGGTGCCGACGACTACCTGTTGGACCCGATACAGATGCCATACAACTTTGGGCATCCGTTTGTTCTGTTACGCAATTACGACATTCCTGACATGTTCTACCCGATGGGCGACTTGGAGGCCATCGAGTCGCTACAGGAAGAGTTGAACAAGACACGCACACAGATGGTCAACCATCGTAAGCGGTACGCACGCAAGTACCTGTACCATGAGCGTTCGTTCGGTCCTGAGGGGCGGGAAGCGTTGGAGTCCGACGACGACGGACGGTTCGTACCTGTTGTGGATGAGAACAGGCCGCTGGGCGAGGTTGTTGTACCGTTGCCGCAGGTGCCTTTGGCGCCCGAGATGTACAATCATTCTAACCTTATCGAAAACGATGTTAACACTGTCAGCGGTGTATCTGAATATGCTCGTGGTCAGATGCCTGAGATTCGTCGCACAGCGACGGAAGCGTCGATTATCGCAGATGCAGGCAATGCGCGTGCGTCCGACAAGTTGGCTATGGTAGAAATTTGTATCGGTGAGGTTGGCCGTCGCGTTATGCAGTTGATGCAGCAGTACATGACCCGCGACCAGATGGTTCGCATCACGGGCAAAGACGACCAGCAATACTATGTTGCCTATACGCGGGACGACATTATTGGCGAGTACGACTTTTCGGTTGAGGGCGGTTCGACGCAGCCGTTGAACGAGACTGCTCGTCGGCAGCAAGCCATTTCGTTGATGAATGCAATTGCGCCTTTGGTGGGAACCGTTATTGATCCTGCTGAGTTGGCGCGTTACGTTCTACAGTTTGGGTTTGGGGTACAGAACCCTGAAAAGTTTTTGGTGCAACAGCAGCCGATGGCACCGCCAGAGGGTGCACCTCCCCCCGAAGGTGGAGTACCCCCGCAGGGTATGGCACCACCGCCGATGTCGGGTGGGATGGGTCCAGCACCCCCTCCAGATCAGGTGTTTGAGGCCACGGGTGGGGTACCGCCCGAATTGTTGGCCCAGTTGCAGAATCAGATGGGTATGGAACTGCCAAATCTGTGATTTGGGACACTACATTCTTTACAATAGGAATAACCGAAAGGATTCCACATGGAAAACGAAGAACAGCCAACAGGGAATTTGCATACCGTCAAAGTTGATGGTCAAGAACAGCAGGTTTCACTGGATGAACTTCAGAATGGGTACCAGCGTCAGGCGGATTACACCCGTAAAACGCAGGAGTTGGCATCCGAACGCGAGAGATTGGCTCAAGGAGAGGCAATCGTACAAGCACTAGAGGCTGATCCAGTCGGGGCAATCGAAGCATTGACCGACGCCTTTGGATTAACCTATGAGGACAACCAGACTACCCAGATGCCATCATTTGAAGATTTGGACCCCGAAGAACAACGCTTGCAACGAATTGAAACTTCCATTGAAACTCAAGAACGAGCGGGAAGACAGCAGAATTTGCAGAAGGATTTGCAGAATCTGCGCGACAAGTACGGAACTGACATTAATGAGAGCGAACTGTACGCACACGCTCTTCGCAACAACATAGGCAATTTAGATGCCGCTTACACGCACATGACCTACGGGGCAATGCAGGAGCAGGCTAGAAATGCTAACATTGTGGAAGAGAAGCGGGCTGCGAACGTAGTCGATTCGACTACGGGAGGTTCAACCTCGGACAATGTGGAACGTGCTGTCGGCGCGGTATCTACGATCCGTGACGCATATCGTCTGGCTTTAGAAGAAGCAAACAACTAACCAACTATATTTGAAAGGGGTGACTTAACATGGCAGGAAATGACGACTTCGATCAGATTTTATCGACCACGTTGAAGAACTACATCCCTAAGTTGACGGACAACATCTTCTCTGCCCGACCACTGTTTTACGCGCTGACCAATGGACAGACCATTCGGCGCATCAGTGGTGGTGCAAAGATCGTTGTTCCGATCATCTATGGGACCAACAGCACCGCTGCCTCGTATAGTGGATCGGATACCATTTCCACGACTGCTCAGACTGGCATTTCTGCCGCTGAGTACGACTGGAAGCAGTATGCGGTCACTATCACGATCAACGGTATTGAAGAAGCAAAGAACAACGGTGAAGCCGAAATCATTGACTTGCTGGAAGGCAAGATCATGCAGGCTGAGGAAACCGTCATTGAGAACATGAACACCATGTTTTGGGCAGATGGCACGGGCAACAGCAGCAAGGACTGGATTGGTCTGGACCTGATTGTTGGCAAGCCTAACACCGCCCTTGGTGGAATTGATCCAACTGATTCGGGGAACTCTTGGTGGGCATCGACGGAAACCAACGAAGGTGGTGCTTTGGCGCTTGTCACAATGGCAAATGTCTATAACACCGTTTCGGTTGGTAACGACCAGCCAACCATCCTGATCGGCACACAGGCTGTTTACGAGTCCTATGAGGCTCTGCTTCAGCCGCAGTTGCGGTATTCAGATGCTAACACGGCAGATGCTGGATTCCAGAACCTGCTTTACAAGGGCGCACCCGTCACATTCGACGGGGCAGCCACTACGGGAGAATTGATGTTCTTGAACACCAAGTACCTCCGTCTTGTGGCTCATTCGGACGTTTGGTTCAAGCCAACACCGTTCGTGCGGCCTACCAATCAGGATGCGCGTTACGCGCAGATTCTGTCGTATGGAAACTTGACTTGCAGCAACCGCGCTCGTCAGGGTTACATGCACGGCATTACCTGATAACAATTTGTTTGTGGGGGCGGAAGTCCCGCCCCCACAAACTGCCTAGCAGAATGGAAACAAATGGCACGTAACAGCGTCCCTGCACTCGCATACCGATCCAACGCTATCCCAGCAGGATCGGTTGGCGCTCCTCCCGCCGTATATGCGATGGGGGCTGCTAAAGGCGCGCGTTTGGTGGCAGGGGTTTCAGAACTCGTTGACGAGTGGGAACCCCCTCAGCCCACACTCTGTTCTGCTACGACCCGCAGCGGGGCCGCGTGTAAAGCGCGCCCCGTTGCTGGGTCTATTCTTTGTGCTTCACATATGCGACAGGCGGCAAAGGCGGCACTGTAATGGCGATGACTATTAAACAGATGCGGGATCAAATCCGTTCTGTTATCGACATCGACTCTACTGATGTGTCTGACGCGGTGCTTGATGTCATGTTGGGGCAGGGCTTCGATACTATCGTTTTCAGTGAAAAGCGTTGGCCGTTCTTCGAAACTACAACGACCTTTACTACCACATCGGGAGAAAAAGATTACACGTTCGCCTATATCGGAGCAGACATTATCCAAGGAACGGGGCTACGGGAAGTAGCAGCGATACGCACCAACGATCACGTACTGACGTATATCGGAAGAGATACGGCAGAGTTCAGTCATCCGTTGGATGTGTCCTCTTCAGGCGAACCGTGGGAGTACAGTATCTGGAACGATACTGTACGGTTCTACCCGACTCCCGACAGCAGCACTCTCACGGTTACTGTACGCGCTATCCGTAACCCGACCGCCTTCGGGGTCGGAACGGACGACAACACAGAACCTGACCTACCCGATGCTTTCCATCCTATTCTCGCTACCTACGGGTTGGCGAAGGCGTATTTGCAGCAGGAAGACCCGCTGATGGCGAGTCAGTACATGCAACAGTTTCAGATCGAACTAGACAACGTGGCACGCAGATATGCTGATACGCCTGCACCACAACCGATGGTGGCTAATTCCCGCACAAATACTCGCTATTTGGCTGGGTATGGGGCGTTGCGGTATGCAAGCACAGGTGGGATTGTTTGGTAACTCGTTATGTCTAAACGCGACTTCAGGTTGGCGACATTAGAATCATTTGCTGGTGGCCTGAATTTGCGGGCAGATCAGTTCGACCTTGCCGAAAACGAATCCCCCGACATGATGAACGTCAGTGTCGATCCCCGTGGCGGGGTCGCTATGCGTTGGGGCATCGACCGACGCAACTCTACGGCTTTGAGTGCCGACGTAAAGGGCATTTGGGGTTTCCATACTGACGGTGGCACGAATCAGTTGATGGTCAACTACGGTACCGCCGTTGCCCATTCTGCAACCACCAACTTTACCGCTTTGACAAATATTACGGCGCGAACTGCGGGTTCGCGCGTATACGGGGTCACGTTCAATAACGTCGCATACGGTGTCTCATACGATCAGGTATCGTTTAAGTGGGATGGTTCCACTGATGCCAACTTGGGAACCACGATTGACGGTTCGGCAGGGAATATGCCGAAGGCGCAGTATATTGCAGTCTGGAATAACTTTGTTTGGGTTGGCAACATTGAAGGCGAAAAGTTTCGCCTACGTTGGTCGAACCTGAACGATGCCGAAAAATGGTCGGCATCCGACTATGTGGACATTGATAAGGGCGAACACGGTGACTACATCACTGGGTTGGTTCCCCACGGCGACCGTCTGGTCGTGTTTAAGAACAACAGTGCGTATGCCGTATTCGGCTTCGACTCCGATTCTTTCCAAGTGGTTCAACTATCGAACTCAGTTGGCTCAGTAGCACTTTCTAGCCCCGTGTCCACCCCTTATGGGGTGTTCACATGGCACGGACATCAGGGCATCTACCTGTATGACGGGGAACGGTTCCAGTGGGTGTTCAACAAGTTGCAGCCCGCTATTGACGACGGGCGCATTACGTTTACGAATCCGCCTCAGTTGGCATGGGCCAACAACCGTCTGTATGTGTCGGTTGATTGGACTGCCAGTGGTGCTTCTACAGTACGACGCACGCTGGTGTACGATCCGTCGTTGGGTGAGGGTGGGGCGTGGACGACGACAGATATTGATGCGGGGCCGCTGTATGCGTATCGGCCTCCGAACTCTACTCCGATTGCAGTCGGTGGCTGTGTTACAAACACAGGCAGCGTTGTTCACCTTGACGCGGATGACACACGGGTTACAGACCGCTACCTTGCTTCCACGGAAGTCCACATTGATTCTCACTTTACAACCCCGTGGGTAACGACAAAGAACCCAATTGTTAAGAAACGGTGGGGTAAAGCCCGCATGGTGACGTTGGCTAAATCGGCTATTACGTTGGGTGTAAGCGTCTATCGTGACTTTGATAAGGCACAGGCGTATAAGGCATTCGACGTTGTGGTCGCGGGCCGCGACTCAACGTCTGTATGGAACACCGCTGAGTGGGATGACAACGAAGCAGGTTCAGCAGAATTGGCGTTGTGGGCCGCTGACGCAGAGGCAGTTGTGACTGATGTTAAGCGTTTGCCGACAATCGGGACAGCGCAGGCAGTAAGTATGCGGATTGACGGTCCAAAATTGACAAATCATACGTGGGAAGTAAACGCTTTAGCGTTTACGTACCTTCCACGCCGACTAAGGTAGATAAATGGCAGTATTAGGAGTAACGAACACGTTCTCGTCGGGCACCGCAATCGTTGCCTCGCAGATGAACACCAACTTTGACGACATCGAAGCATTCGTCAACACTACGCCCGGAGTTTTACAACTCACGGGCGGTACTGTGACGGGTGCTGTTCAGTTGAACAACACTTTGACGTTGGGGTCGTCGGGTGCTGGACATGATGTTAAACTGTGGGGTGACACCGCAGATGACTATTTTGAGTGGGATGCTGATACGAACAAGTTGATTCTTGAAGGTACGAATGGTTCGACGGTGTTGGATGTTACTGATGGCAATGTTGTTATCGGTGATGGCACCCTGACGGTGGGTTCTGATGGTGCGGGTGAGGATGTTACTTTCTATTCTGATACCGCAGGTGACCATTTTGTGTGGGATTCGTCCGCTGAGAAATTGACGATTACTGGTACTGCCACCAATACTGCGTTGGATATTCCTGATGGTAACGTCACAATCGGTGACGATCTTGACGTTGACGGCACTACGAACCTTGACGCTGTAGACATTGATGGTGCAGTCCAGATTGACGGCACGGTAACTGTCGGTGTGAATGACACAGGTTTCGATGTCAAGTTTTTTGGTGCGACGGCGACGACTGGTTACATGCTGTGGGACGAGTCGGAGGACGACCTGATCTTCGGGTCTTCATCGAACATCTTCATGGGCCAAACCTCCACCTACACCTTCACTGGATCTTCCGACGGCAACACGTTTATCAACGCAGCGGACACGAAGGCAACCTACCACCGCATCAACAACGCCACCAAGATGCAGGTCAGTGCGGCTGGTGTGTCGATCAACAATGGTGACAACGCAGCGTCGGCTGCCCAGTTGCATGTGATCGGCAACCTCTTTTTGCAAGGTCCAGATGGCTGGAACGGTACAGGCGACCTCGCCATTACGCGGCTCGGCTCGTCGGCGGCAAACGAGATGTTCGGCTGCGGGTACAAGTACGGGACAGGGATGATCCTGTCAACGTACAAGTCGGGCGGCAGCGGGTCGTTCGGGTCCAACTCTTACGATGCTGTGACGATTACAGATGTGAACGGCGACGTTGGCGTCGGCTTGTCATCTCCGTCAGCGAAGATGCACCTCTACGTTGGATCGGGTTACGATTCTACTTCTCCTGTTCTAAAGGTTGAAAACGATGAAACTGGAGCCACTCATGGTCACGGACTGTGGATCAAGGCGGGTTCGGATAATGCGAGTAGTTATTCGCTGATTGTTTACGATCATTCGTCTAACGCAGATTTCTATGTCACAGGTGCAGGAGTCACTTACGCAGAAGTGATGTCGAAGGGCACTGGGTCGTTTGATATTCCTCACCCGACGAGGGGCGGCAACTGGCGTCTGCGACATTCGTTCATTGAAGGCCCGCAGGCCGACAACATCTACAGGGGCACCGTCACACTCTCAGGCGGTACTGCTGCCGTTGATCTGGACGCAGTATCCAACATGACAGACGGGACATGGGAGGCGTTGAATCGTGATCCGTGGGCGATGGTGGCTTCATCGGGCAATGCGGTGGAGTGGTCGTTGTCGGGCAAGACGTTGACGGTTACTTCCGATACGGCTGATGCTGTGTGTTCGTGGATGGTGATTGGTGAACGTCAAGATGCCACAATGGTCGGATCACCTCTTGCGGACGACGAAGGACGCTTGATTGTGGAGCATGAGGAGGAAGTCACACTTCCCGATTTCGGTGATACAGAAACCGATCCAACGCCTGACCCTGACTTCAAATACCCCTCAGCCCAAGAAGCAGCCGAAACGCACGAAGTAGTCAATGAGGCAGCGTAATGGGTATCGAATGGGTCGGAGCAATCGGCGCAACAGCAACAGCGTCGGTGACGGGCCTGTTCGGACTTTTGATAGCGAGGCTGCGTAAAGAAAACACGGAACAACATGCAGCGAACCAAGCGAAACTGGAAGCAATAGGAACCGATGTGTGTGAAGTAAAAGGCGATGTGAGAGAAGTGCGTTCAGCACAACAGCGCCACCTTGAGTGGCACGCAGAGGTAGCGTAATGCCTACCTACACTCCAACACACCGTTTTGTAGGTGCTAATGCTCGTTCGATTGAGTATGAGTTGCGAAAGATTTCGCAAAACATTTCGGGCGATATTACAGGGGTTACGGCAGGCGTTGGTCTGTCAGGTGGTGGAACGTCTGGTACAGTAACGTTAACTCTGGATGTGTCGGAATTGTCGGCGCTGGGTACAGACGCAGCGTTGACTGATTACGTCATCATTCAGGATGTGACAGATAATTCATCAAAGAAAGTGCTGGTAACGAACTTGCCAGCCGTTTGGGGTTAAACATGGAAACAAGCATTGGTATCGAAGATGTTCTGCGGAACCTGTCGGAGCGTGGACAGTTGGAATGGGAACTCGCTGTGAAGCGGGCCGAAAACGCTGTATTACAGGAGCAGTTGGCAGGCATGAACGGTGCATCAGTAGAAGAGGATTTAATTGTCCCTTAGAAACCGATCTACAGATTTTGGGGTTGCTCAGAGCGACCAGTCGTTGACGGTTTCGTCAACGGCTGTCGCTTTGACGGTCCCGTCAGGAACTTATTCTGCCCTGTTGACTAACGGGGCGGAGGCTGTGCGCCTACGGTGGGGTACACCCACGGCAAGTGTGGGGCATTATCTGGCCCCGTATACGAGCATTGAGTTGTTTACTGACATGGATGCTGTGAAGTTGATTCGGGTCGGTTCGTCCGATTCGGTTGTATTCGCTACCTATTACGGACCTTCATAATGAGAAATCAGCGAACTTCTGAACAGTCGTCAGCGTTTGAGGGCGACATTGAGGGCATCGTTACGGCTGCTACGAGTGGTCTGAATGGTGGGGCTACGACGGGTACAGCCACGTTGATAGTGGATGCGAGCCGTCTGACTGCGTTGGGTGCGGAGGCGGCTGCTACGGATTACGTGATTTTGTATGATACGGATGCGTCTGCTACGAAGAAGGTTTTGGTTAGCAACATTCCGATTACTTGGGGTTAATTAGTTATGGCTTATGGTGACTTTACAGCACGCGCTGGCGGTATCGGCAAGCGTGTAACCGATTACGGTTACGGCTTTGACGATATTCAGCGTGCCCGTGAAGGGTTGCAGCGTCAAAACGTGTTCGGAAAATATCAAGCAAAAAAGCAGGCACAAAATGCTGCACGCGCTCTTGGAGGAACTTTTAATCGTCGCGGGATGGTTGACTCTGGTTTGCATCGTCGCGGTCGTGAACGAGGTGCGGCGCAGGCAGAGTTGGCACAGTATGGTTTGGCGGCTCAGACGGAAGAAGCAGGACGCCAACTGGATCGTCAGCGTCAACAAATAGAAGAACAGTTTTATGGCGGTACGATGTCGGATCAGATCGCTAACGCGCTACGTAGATTCGGTGTTACCCAGTCGCTGCAAGGGGTACTCTAATGGGTGGCGGCGGCTTGGACTTCAGGGCAATTCTAAAAAGTAAGGTTCCTCACCTTAGCCGTTTGGATGCGCCTTCGTTTGAAAGGATTTATAAGACCTTTTCTGAACAGGTCGGAAAGCATGGGCTTGGTGATTTAGATTCGTATTACAAGGCTGCGGGGCGGTCGGGGAATATTCAACTTCAAGCGATACAGGAACGTGTTGCGCAGCAGGCGGCAGGCGGTCCACCGAATACGCAGACACAAGGCGGCGGCGGTCCACCGAATACACGGGGACAAGGTGGCGGTGGCGGTACAACTGTAAACGTCTTCAGTCCTGAGTCAATGCGGCAGCCGACTCCGCAACCGCCCTTTAGCCCTGAGTTGGCTCGCGCTCAGGGAGCGCAGCCACCTCCCGCTGGGCCAAGTGATCCTGCACTCCGAGGTGGTGGTGGGCCAGTTGCAAGTCCCGAAGCATTGCGTACAGGTGCAGGTGCAGGTACGACTTTGCCGAATACAAGTCCTGAGGCGCAACGTGGAGGCATGGGTGCTGGAACGGTTGGTTCTGCTTACGCTAGCCCTGAGTTGGCTCGCGCTCAGGGAGCGCAGCCACCTCCTGCTGGACCGAGCGATCCTGCGTTGCGAGGCGGCGCTGGCCCGATGGCAAGCCCTGAAGCGTTGCGTACAGGAATGGGTTCGGGAACTGCCGCTCCCAATACTGCTGACCGAAACCTGTTGGCGATGGCTGAACAGAGAGGTGCGGGTACTGTTTCAAATTATGCTAGTCCCGAAGCGGCTCGTATGCAGCCGCAAGATACCTTTAGTCCCGAGGCGGGGCGTGCAGGTGTAAGTGGGGGTACAGCGAGTAACTTTAGTCCCGAGGCGGGGCGTGCAGGTGTAGGTGCAGGTGCGGTTGGTTCTGTTTACGCTAGCCCCGAGGCGGCTCGTATGCAGCCGCGAGATACCTTTAGCCCTGAGGCAGCGCGCGCTCAAGGAGCGCAACCGACGCCCACTGGTCAAGGTAGCCCCCATCTACAAAATCCAAGTAGCCCCGCGCTGCAACCCACTGGTCAAGGTAGCCCCCATCTGCAAGATGCGAATAGCCCCGTACCGCAGAATGGCTGGACTCCGACTACCCCCGCAGTCGATCCTGCTACACGAGGTCAAGATACTCAAGCAATTATGGAGTGGTTGGACACAGAGGGCGCACGTAATTTGTTGCATCCAACTGGCTGGCAAGGTAACACAGGATTTGGCAACCAGCCGCTGCCCGCAGGTGGCGCTGGTGCTGGTGGCGGTGGTGGAATGCCACCCGCAGGTGGTGATGGTGCAGGTCAACACCAACTGCTACCCATTGATGCAGGTGCAGGCGGTGGTGCAGGTGCAGGTGCAGGTGCAGGTGGAGGTGCAGGTGGAGGTGCAGGTGCAGGTGCAGGTGGAGGTGCAGGTGGAGGTGCAGGTGGAGGTGCAGGTGGAGGTGGCGGAGTCCCTGCAACTACTGGATTCGCTACTCCAACTGATCTGACTGAGCAGATCAATACTGCGTATGACACGTTGGAGCAAACTACCAGAGATGAATTTGGCGCTTTACAGACGCAAGATTTCTCCGACCAGATTCGGGCATTGGTCGAATCAGGTCGTGTAAGCCTAAACGAGTTGAACGCGCAGCAGTTGGCTACATTACAACAGAGCGAACAGCGCCGTATGGGTCAGATTGGTGACATTCAAGGTCAACTCCAAGGCGATCTGAGCCAACAGGAACAGTACCGTCAGGACATCCAGCGGCAAGTAGCGGAGCAGGCGGCTACTCGTGCTGGTCAGATGACTGCCGATCAGCAGGCACGCATTCAGGCTTCCCGTGGCGCATTGGGTGGTCAGGTTACTTCAGAGTTTGAAGAAGTAGCGGCGCTTACAGGTGGTTTGACTGGTTCGCAGGCGCAGTCTACGACTGCGGGTATGGATCGTTTGGCTCAGGTTGCTAATCAGGGTGCGGCGTCGCGTTTGGCGGCGCCTGCGACGTTGGCTGCTGAGGCCAAGATGGCTGTAGGCGATGAGAAGTTCCGTTTGGAGAACCAGTTGGCTCAGTCGTTGTCTGAGGGTATGGCTGAGTTGAACGTACAGGAACAGCAGCAGGTGATGCAGGAAGCGATGCGTCAGGAGCAGTTTGGTATTCAACGCGATCAGGCGCTAGCGCAGGCGTTGACCAATATTGCTGGTCAGCGTACGTCTGGAACGTTGAATGAGGCTGGACGTTTGGAAGACATTGCTCAACGGCAGGGCGAGATCACGCAGGGTCAGGGGTATCAGGCTGCTGCGGCTCTTGCAGATCGTACATGGCGTGGTCAGCAGGCTGCCGATCAGCGTACATGGCAGGGTCAGCAGGCTAGCGATGAGCGTGATTGGCGGAGACAGGAAAGCATAGATCAGCGTGAGTGGCAGAAGACAGAAAACGAAACAGCGGCTGCGGCTCGTTTGAATGAATTTACCCAGAACATCCAACAGGGCGCCGACCAGTTCGCGGCAAAGATGGAATTTGACGAGGATCAGGCAAAGGAGGCCCAGTACCAGTTTGATACGATGGAACTGTTCAGGCAAGGTGAATATGAGGAAGGTGTCCGTCGGTTCAACAAGTTGAACCCAGATTTGGTTCCTGATGGAAGCCCATTGGGTGTCCTCAACGATAAGTGGCCTGACATAGATCAGGGTTTGAAGGCAATTGCGATTGGCATGACCGCACTGTCACCAGCCGAGCAGGTGGCGTATCTGGAGAGTCTTTCGTCCCCGCAGCAGAGCGGCATGGGGACGGTAGGCTCTAAGCCAATAAGTCAGGAAGAAAAGGCTATCATAAATGCGATGCTTGGTCTTGCGGGTGACGTTATAGCGGGCCAGACAGCGGCAGAACGGGCCGTTTTGGATGCAGACAGGCTCCCATTTGGACGGCCACCTTTGCGTGGTGATGCGGATATAGCCCGTGAGGAAGATTATTGGCGTAATCAGGGCTGGTCACCGTCACCTACTGGGACACCTTCTAGTGTTGGCCCGCGCAATTAACTCTTATGGCGCGTCCCGTAACACCTAAAGAGGATTTTCGTCCTCGCGCTGCGGCAGCGGTTAAAAATATTAACCCACGGATGCCCAAGCGGGAAACCATGTCCATTGAGCCTCCGCCTCAAAGTGATTTACTTAAGGCTTTAGGGGTTGAACTTTCGGCTGATCCAGCCTCCTATTACAGCGGGGCTGGTTCTACTACGTGGACTCCTGCTGCGCCGATGCAAGAGTGGCGGCAGCAGCACGCGCACGACACTATGGTTGCCAACTTGGATTGGCAGGGGAAACTCGCCTACGATGTCGGGAGCGCGATGACGGAGGGTCCGTTTGCCACTGCGTTAGAGTATTTGTTGAAGCCTCTAACTGTTGCGGTTACGGGTACTCGTTTGCTTGTGGAGAATGTTCTCAGGAAGCGTCCCGAAGAGGGTGGTCTGAGTTGGGGGGATGCTTGGGACAAGATTGGGGGCACCTATACGTTTGGTGAGATGCTTGCCGATTACGACATTTGGCAGGAACCTGAGAATTTGAAGTGGGCACGGATGGCTGGCTTTGCGGGTGATGTTGCGCTTGATCCGTTGACTTGGCTTGGCTTGGTTGGTAAGGCAATCGGTATCGGGGCTAAATTGACGGGCGAAGGTGCCCGTGTTATCAGTGGTCACGCTGTCCGTAATGCGATTATAGCCCATGTAGGCGATGATGCTGGCAAGGTGTTCGGTGGTATATTCCGAAACACTAGATTGTTGGATGATAATGTCATGCGTGGGGTTGCTGACGATCTTGTAAAGGGAACCGATAACTTTGTTACGCGGGTTTCTGATGATGTCGTTGAGTTGGATTTGAACAAGTTGGGTGGTGTTGTGGGTCCGACCGATCCGCTTGATACTTCACTCATTATGACATTAGATAATGCTTTGATTGATGATATTACGAAATTGTATGATGCGGGTGCCCGTGCAATTCGGCGGGGAGCGACTGCGGTCACCGACGACGAAATGCGTATCGCAGCCCGCCATATTGCCGCTAGCCAGTTGGACAACTCGCTGCGCTCACCGTCGCAGATAGCGACTCGCGCCGTTGACGATGTAACAGCAGGTACAACTAGGGGCTATACGAATCCGTGGATTGTTGCCGACGAGGTTGAAGACCTGACATTTGCATTTGGGTGGAGGGTTCCATTCACGGGTAGAGTCGGTAAGGCGATATTCCGCCACAAACTGCAACAGCCGATTGGGTTAAAGTTTTGGGGGTCTAACACGCGGGCACCGTTTATTGGTACGTGGGTACGTGGTGTGCCACAGGCTGCCCGTACTGTCTTCTTTGGTCGCAACATTATTGGCAAAGGCCCAGTTGCCAAGGCTGCCCAAATGGCTGGCAAAGCAACACAGGAGAAGGTCGGAACGGGTTACGGTGGGCTGATTGGTTGGATGAAGCGTGGTGGTCGCGCTCCTGAAATACGCCAGTTGATGAAGACGGCAATGCAGGAGGGTGACGCTGTAGGCGTTCATCACATGAAAGCGTTTTTGCACGCTGCTGGACGGGGCGACATGGCGGGGCGCGTCGTACGGCAGGAAATGTTGAGGAAGGTGGATGCCTTTTTCAAGGAAGCCGATGTGGCGGGTGCCAATAGTGCTGATTTGTACCATGCCATCGCGGGCAGCGAGGACGCTGCCGCGAGGGTTGGTCAAGAGTTGACGGACAAGGGGCGCTTGTTGATGCGAGATTTGCGTCAGTCGGCTAACGAACATGGGGGGCAAAACTTCCTCGGTCATTCTTCCGATTACGTTCCTCGCGTTTTGTCCGAAGAGGCACGTACCTATTTGGAGGCCAAAGGTAGGGGGCTTGTCAACAGGTCACACAAAGGCCATGCATATAAAGAGAGTGGCTTTGAACAGACACGCTCGTACATTTCTAAAGAAGAATTTGATTTCTTGGTTGATGCACAGGTCGCCAAGGGTGCGTCACCTGCTGAAGCAGACGCAGCCGTGCGTGCGTCAGGGCGCCAGCACGACTTCTTAGGGGAAGACTTGTATAAGGCGGGTTCGGAGATGCCCAGCGGTGAGATCGCTCAAGACGTTGAGAAGCAGATCGCTGACATCATGGAGCGACATGCAATCTCCTACTCTCTGTTTGACGAAGACCTGCGGGTGGCCCTCAGCGCGTACGTTGACGCGATTTCCAAGCGTGTGGGTGAGGTATTCACTGACACGCTAATGAAGAAGCAGGGCATCTTCTTTGACCGTACGGCAATGGCCGTTCACATCCCTGACCTCAGAATGACTGATGCTGTCATGGATGTTCGTTCAGCAGCGTCCACGCTGCTTCGTGCTGAGACAGACTTGGATCACAAGTTGAAGGTAGCGATAGAACGCTTTGGTAAAGATCAGGCTGATGCAGCGGACTCGGTAGTGGAGGCCAGAGAGACACTGCGAGTGGCTGACGAATCGTACAAGCGGGCTGTAGAAGCACATGACGTAAAGGCGCAAGAGTTCCTGTTGCTTGAACAGGAGGTTATGTTTATTGAGAAGCGGATTCTTGATCTTGAGGGTAGGGAGCGGGGGCTGCGTGTAGACATGGAGGGCGCTCCGTTTGAGCGCCTTGTGGAGATGGAGCGTGAGGTTCAGGAAATCGTCAAGGTGTTGGATGATTTGTACAAGTCGAAGCCCATGTTTGAACTGGAGTTGTCAAGGTTGCGGGCGTCAACTTATGCAGTGTTGACTTTGGAAGACAAAATATACACTGTCTTTGGAGATCAGAAAACGTTTGAAAAGTTTGTTGGTGCGTTCGATGAGTACGTCGGGGGAAGCGTAGACGAGTATGCGATGGCGGCTGCGCGCGACGGGAAGAAGGGCTTCACACCTATCCGCGATACTGTTGCTCCAGCGGAGGCTGGCGTTGTTGATGAGGCTGGAAACGTCGTGTACCAGCAGGCTTCTGATGTTGTCGGGTGGGAGTTGAAGGTCGGGGACAGGGTTATCAACTCTGATGAAGCAACTCAGATGCTTGGAAACGTTGAAGCGATTATCGCGGACTTGGACGGTACTGGGTTGGCGAATTGGCTTGGCTTGGAAATGCACGTAAGGGCTAAGGACGCTACGGGGATTGCGTCGTCGCTGTCGCAGGTTGAGTCCGCTAGAACAATTTTGACCGATCAGGTGAAGAGGGCGGTTGAACGGTTGGAGAAGGGGATTCAGCACCTTGGCCCTGATGAACTGGTGGGGAGCATTCCTTCTCCGATGAATGTTACGGATTCAAAGAGGTTGATGCTTACCAAGTTGGACGAATTGTGGAAGCAGGCGAACGATCCAGCCAGCAATATGTTGTGGGATGACATATGGCCGACGGTGATGAAAGATCCTGAATTCGTAAATGCGGCTTCCACGTATTATGGCGTTTTCGGGGATTCGCGGGCGGTGACCACGATCCCCGACGGGTTGGCCCTTGACCAGTACATAGAAACTGCGAAGATATCCTTGCGGGCGCGGGCGCAGCACTTGGAGACACAGTTGGCTGATGCGCCTGTGATTACGGCGACGACACCCGAAGGGTTGATCTATGAAAATTTGACCATCTCTGATGTCGTTTATATCATGCGGTTCCAAAACGAAATCATACGTGCCCCCCACGGTTCTCAGATGCCGTTTGCAACAGACAATATCCCCATCAGTAAATTGTTTGCTGATGGGGAGATTACTGGCGGTTGGCAGGGGAGCGGGGGAATGGCTTTTGCTGAAGATGCTGGTTCTGACTTGGGGGTGAAGGGCGGCTCCAACGAAGGGTACAAGATTAAATACACGTTGGCTGATGGAACCATTAAACGTTTCTACGTTAAAAAGTATGTAGATGTTGCGGGATCATACCCTTCAGGGGCGACCGCTGATGCGGCACGCCACCGTGTAAGCGGCGAAGTTCTCGCTGATCGCCTCTACAACGAAATCGTTACTGGTAGTGCCCCTGCGAGTTGGTACGGTCAGGTGGATGAGGGCCAGTTTGCGGGTATATGGAAGGCCACCGATTGGGAAGACGAACTCGTTCAAGGCATACATGTGCCAATGACCCACCAGTATCGGGAGAAGATGGCGGACGGCACGTATCGTATCGTTCAAACGTACTCCGAACATCCTTACGGCGCAATATATGACGATGTGCACGATTACATCACTCCTGAAACGCTTGACCTTACTGTGCATACGCCTATGTCTGACCTTGTTGGCGACCAGATGGCAACAGACATGCTCATTGGGAACCTTGATGCGGTCGGATTCGCAGGTGACAACATCGGTGTCAACAAGATGACGGGTGAAGTTTTTCGGTTGGACAACGGGTCAGCGTTCCACTATCGGGCACAAGGAGAACTTAAGGGCGGATCGTATGACTATAGGAACGTTGACGAAATCACAGGTTTCTTTGATTTAGCATTTGAGGGAAATCAGGCGAAGACTATCAGCATGTGGCGGCAGTTTCGTTCTACATTCGATGACGTTGAAGGCGGGATCGGCATGGCGGCTGAGTTGTCTCGGCAAACTGATCGCCTGTTGGCTGCACGTACCGCGAATGGGGGCTGGGCCAAGTGGGTGCGAAAGCAGTTGCCAGATGCCCCTGAAGAAGATATTCACATGTTTGTTGACTGGTTGGAAACACGCACTCAGAAGATGGCTGAGCAATTCGGTTTGACGTACAACACGGGCGACGACATGATCGGGGAAGCCCTTGCACGGACGGGGGTTGGTCCCGCACAGATTGATGAGGCGCTTACAGGCACTTATGGAGCGACGCAGCGAACGTCGGAGCGGTTGGGTTTGCGGGCGTGGCTTTCCCCCAAGGGTGGGATGAGTGGAGTACCTGAAAGTCAGGCGTTGGAATCGTTTACGATTACGGATGCAATTGACGAGTTGCTTCGCAACGCTGACAACGTTGGTTCGCAGGCCCGCGATGTAGAAGTTGTGAGGCATCTCTGGGATTTGCGGGAAAGCGGGATACTGCAACGCATGTTGGCATCCCGCCACGCTTTAGACATTGACGATCCTACCTTGATGCACGCGATGTTCAGGAGCGAAATTGATGAGACAACGTTTGCGGCTGCGGAGGCAGGGCCAAAGCAGGCGAGCGATGTCGAAGACTGGATGGCGCAGTTGTCGGGAGATGATCTGATAGAGGCGCAGATGTTGATGAAGGGGCAGGAGACTCCTGCTGGAACTGTTGATGAAGCGTTGCCGCCACTATCTCACCCATTTTGGAAAGACCCTGATGTTGCCGACACCGTTTCCCAATTTGGTAGGGACGCCGTTGAACCCGAAGACTATGCTTCGTGGAAAATTGCTGAGCAACAGCACGAAGTAGCATGGAACGTAGAAGCGGGCTATAAATCCGCGCCCGAAGCATCTGCCATACGGGCGACAGAGTTCTTGCCGAAGACAGCCGACGAGGTGCCGTGGGAGCAAGCGACGAATCGTTACGGTGTTGTCATTATGGATGGCGTAGATTCTGTCTATTTGCGTATGCCCACTAACGATCCCCTTACAGGCCAGATCGACGGGGGTAATCGTTGGACGCATTCCTATGGAATGCAGACTCGTACCGCAGGTATGGCTGACGAGAACCCTATGCAGGTTGCTGTACGCGAGGCATATGAGCAAACGGGCCTTGATGTTGAACTTGTCGGGTTTGTCCCCGAGGTGTTTCATGGTGCTGAACAAACTCATTACTTTGTTGGACGGGTTAGGGCAGGAACCTCTTCGGGTCGTACTGTTCCCACAAGCGACCCGCAGGTACACAACCAGTTGTTGAGGCTGAACCATGCATCAGGTCATGGTGGCTATTTCGCTCCGCATTGGCTTTTAGGTACCAATAGTGCCAATTGGATAGATCAGTCTGCTCCCAATGCGAACATCATGGCAGTCGTGTACGACATGGTTTCCAGTAGGTACCAGCATCAATTCAGGGTCAACTTGCCGCATGGTGCGTCAAGTATCAAAGTGTACGGGCTTCCTGCACATGACCGTCTGCGTGCAGCGGAGGCTATTGTGAAGCAGGCCGACGGCCTTGATCCTAGAGTTCCTGAGCAGTTGACTAGGTTGCAAGGGCTTCAAGGCGAGATTGAGAATCTTCTTAGCGGAGAAGGGAACGCTGCTGGTCTTTTCGGAACCGAGGGTCAATACAGTCACGCTACTACGGAACACGGTCAGTTCGACATGATGTTTGACATGTATGAACGTGTCCGCGATGTGGACCCTGACTTGTGGGAAGGGTTGTTGCACGATTGGCGTGCGGGTAGGGCTATCAACACGATTGAAGAAAATACTGCTGCCAGCCAAAAGATTAAGCAGGGGGCAAAGGTGGTTGATACGGTAACCGCGTTGGAGGCTCGCGGAGTTTTCCCTGAAGGCATGTCGTGGCGTCACAAGATGACGTTCATCGGGTGGCTTAACACGAACAGCGCATACGATGGGAATATCAGGTCTGCGTTGCACGCAATGCATGACGGCGTTTCAGTACCTTTAGCGCAGAATCCGTTGCAGTCGCTAATCCTGACTGTGGAGGCGGCGGGTGGCAATCTGTCTCGCTACGAAATGTATACGAAGGGTTTGGATAACCTTGCCGCGCAACCCACCGCGCAACTTAAAGAGGATGTATTGACATTCATTGCTTCGATAAGCAACGATTCGTCAAAGGTTGGTTCAGGTTTCAGCAATCGGTTTGATGCGGAAGGCGCTCAGGTTCTTAATCCCTTCCTTGGACCCCAAGATAGAACTGGAGGCCGTAATATTCTCGTCCAAATGGGCGAGTATGCGCATCAGTTTGGCGCGCAACATGCCCGTGAAACGGGTCCGATGGCGGCGAGGGCAACGTTCAAGCCAATTGACACAGTGCAGCAGTATGGGGGTCCGTTGTATACTGGGAGGACGAGGGGGTGGGCGACAGCGGAGACTCCTTCTCACGTTCCTCCTGATCCGACGGTACTGGGTGGCCCAACACCACGTTCGCCGTACGCGCAGGAACAGTTGAGGGCTGCTGTTCGTACGCACGCTCGTTTCTTGGAGGCGTACAGGCGGTCGTTGTCTTCGGGCAGTTTGGCTAGTGACAACAACGGGTACGCTGTTTCTGTTTGGTTCAACCAAGAAAGTGCCCGTTGGAATACTGCTCAGGGCCACTCGGACAATCCTACGTTGGCTAATTTCATGTTGACAAATCCGCGCGCAATTATGCCTGACACCATACACACTGGTGGCCTCGTATCAGAATTGGATAAGTTCAGAGGGCAGACAGGTACGAGGGGCAGCGCGGAACATGATGTCTTTATGAATGCGGAACAGTTCCTGAAAGAATACGAGGAAATGGCGAACGCTCAGTTTGTGCCTCGTGAGTTTGACGAGGCACAACAGCCCGATTTGTTGGCAGCCTTGCAGCAAGAAAAGGCTGAAGTGTTGTTGGATCGGGACGCTGCCAACAAAGCACTTGTTCTGTCACGTTCAGAGTTGCAAACCGCACGTAACCAAGTAGATGCTCTCAAGAAACAACGCGACTGGGGAAGGGACCACTTCGACCGCGCCGATGCTGCACTGGACTTGGCAGATGAGCGCGTCGCTCATGCGGTGAAAGCGCAGGAACAGTTGGAAGCGTTGCGGGTGAGTGCGGCGGCGACCCCTGACGACGAGTTGGCAGACATATTTAAAGATATAGCAGTAGCGGTGTCACACATACACATGGTTACCGTGAACCAAGTAGATCAGTCTATTAGCAACGCGCTGGCGTGGTCTATCCAAGGGCCAAAAACCGTCAAGGCAGGCGCAAGACCGTCTGATTACAAACATCAGGCTAGAATAATGGATGGCATTTTCGGGGAAGTAGGATTCCCACCTTCGGAGGTGTCAGAGGTGGGGAAAGATTTGCAGGCAGGTCTTGAAGGGATAGCAAAGATCCGAGCGGGGAAGGCTGAAGGACCGTTTGATACGTTCGTTTCTGACGACGAGTTCTGGTTCCCGCTCCGCGACTTCGCAGACCGCGAAGAAGTCCTAGAGCAACTATGGATGTCAGGGTACAAAGCCTTCGGGTCTAACTCGCAAGGACCAGAAGCAATGGTCGAAGCCATGACTGCCGTGACACGCTTCAATGCGCAGGGCGGATGGGGTGAATTCCTACGCCACTATGACAAGGTGCACAACCTGCTTAAAGGCTACATGATTGCCAAGCCCGGTTTCCATATGCGTAACTTCTTTTCTGCAACGTTTATGAATTTCTTGCATGGTGTGAAGTTCAGTAGTTATCGTCAGTTTCAGCGTGCGTATTGGAAGTTCCAGCATGACCTTGCGGTTGAGCAGGGGATGACTCGTAGGGCTGATTCGATGAAGGCTTCGATGAAGAAGCGTGGCATTTGGAATAATGTCAATGCTGACGATGTTGCGATTGTACGCGAGATGTATGAGGGTAACATTCTAGGTGGTTCCAGTGGTCAGGTTGCGGCAGAGTTTCTACAGTCTCCGTTGGAGCAAGGCGGGTTTCGTCGTGCGTGGGGTACGGTCAATCCGTTCAATTCGCGGAACGCTCCGTTGCGACTGTCGCGCAACGTCGGTGTTGGAACTGAAACCTATGTACGCGGCGTGTTGGGATTCGATGTCTTGAAGCATAGCAACGGCACCGTTGACGATGCTTTCGATGCGATTACGAAGTGGCACTTCGACTATAGTGACCTGTCGGCCTTTGAGTCCAAGGTCATCAAGCGTCTTGTTCCGTTCTATACGTGGACGAAGCACGCGCTACCGTTGATGATTGAGCAGGTTGGGAAGAACCCTGCGAAGATGTCGATGTATTTGAAGGCCAAGCGCAACATTGAGCATGGACAGGAAAAGGCGGGGATTGTGCCTCCGTACTTTCTGCGACAGGGTGCCATTCAGTTGCCGTTCAAGTTCAAGGGTGAGAACATGTTTGTTCTGCCTGACTTGCCGTTCAAGACTCCGTTGGAGTTGATTGATCCTGCGTTGGCGCTTGACAAGGACATGTCGGTTACGGATCGTATTCAGGTCATGTTGGGTAGTGTGGGTACTCAGATTACACCGTTGATTAAGGCACCGTATGAGTGGAAAGCCAAGCAAAATTTGTGGAAGGGTTACAACTTTGATGGTCGGTATCAGCAGGTGCCCACTGCGTATCGAAACATTCCGTTGTTGATGCCGATGTTGGATGCCCTTGGGTTGGCTGAGAAACAAAACGATGTTTGGTTGATGCGTGATTATGAACTGCATACGATGGGGCAGTTGTTGCCTACGTTCACGGACATGCGGCGGCTGTTTCCGTCGGAGGAAAGGTACCAGCAGCGCACGCTGTCTACGTGGATGAGTTTCGCATTCGGTATGGGTTTGCGCACTAATACTTTGGAGGAACAACGGCGTGTGATAGAGTCTGCGTACTGGCAGCAAGTGGAAAAAATGGGGGACATGCGTCAGTTGCTGCAAGAAAGCCAAAACGAAAACCCGTAGGACACGGAGGCCAATAGGTATGAAGTACGTATCGCGCACCCAATGGGGTGCGCTGGACACAGGGAAGCCCCTCAGAGCCTTCAGGAAGGCTCCTCAGGGCATCGTGGTGCATCACACGACAGGAGGTACCTCCAACCCTGCGGAGCGTGTCAGAGGCCACGACAGATACCATGTTCATACGCGGGGGTGGACAACTATCGCATACAATTGGTTGGTGTCGGGTGACACGGGGGAAGTCTTTGAGGGTCGCGGCTGGCATGTAGGCGGTGCTACACGCGGCTGGAATTCAAAGACTATTGCGATCTCATACATCGGGTCGGGAGATGACCTGACGGAGAAGGGGAAGGCTGCTATCCGTACAGTTGTGGACGAGATACAGCGCAAGTATGGGGGGAACCTGTGGATCAAATGCCACAGGGATTTCAAGAAGACCTACTGTCCCGCAGACGTACTCGCTAAGTGGATCAAAGAGGGTATGCAGGAGGAGGCAGAGAACCCTGCGGGTGTGGATTGGGACGGAATCGTCAAGTATTTAATAGACGTTGGTGCGAAAGTGCTGGCGCAACGTCCGTTGCGTAAGGGTTCTCGCGGCAAGTATGTGTCTATGGTACAGTCGCGGTTGAATGAGCGAAGCGGTGCTGGGCTGACTGTGGATGGTTCGTATGGACGTAAGACGAAGCGGGCGGTGTGGAAGTTTCAGTCTAAGTATTCGATCAAGGCCGACGGGATCGTCGGCCCGACAACATGGAGATACCTATGGGTAGTCTAGGACGAAGTGAAATTATGAGTTTGGCTGCGCTTGCAGGCGTGGTGGTGCTGGCTGTGGTCGGCTCCATCGGTGGCGACGCAGCCGTTGCCTTTATCGGTGGCTTAGTGCTGAAGAATCCTGCTGGCGTATTGAAGCGTTGACATGGAGCAGGACGAGGTTGCCTTTGAGCAATGGCGTGCGGAAGAAGGCGATGCTATTGCGGCTGAGATTCAGGAGAGCCTGAAGGCCAGTTCCAGCGTGTTGAACGTGGACGATGGCAGTCATGCCGTGTGGCATGAGGGCAGTTTGGGTCTGCTATTGGTGCTTCCGTTTGAACACGCGATGGCTTTTTCGGCGGAGTCTCTTACGGGAGACTTTGAGAACAGTCCCTTGCACAGTTATGTGTTTTCCACGATCAGCGAGTTGATCGTTCGTGCGACTGCGATCATGGACTTTGACGAAATGGATTAACGCATTGACGGGTGGACGAACTGGTCGTTCAACGGCAGTCTCCACAAGTCCATCGCTACCATGCATCCGATGATGCAGTAGCCGATGATGTCAGCGTGCGTGTCTGTAAGCGATTCATTGTTCGCTTCCGTACCTCGCTCCCAGAGATTCTCTAGGCGTGCGATCTTGTCGTGCAGGCGCACAAGCAGACCGTCCAGTCCGAACCTGTCGATGTTGTCGTACCCGTAGTCTTCCATCTTGCTACGCAGCAACGGCAACACGGCTGAGGCTGACTCACTGTGGTCACCGAGGTCTAGCGTTATGATTGCGATTGCCTGAAACCAATTGCAGGCAATGTCTTCATGTACTTCCGCTCCGTAGTAACGGGCGGAGAAGTGGTCGTACTCATTGCGCAACACTCCCAGCGACGCATCAGGGTCAGCGTGGAAAGGGTGGCGTACCCCACGGGCACGTTTCATATCTATGCTGTTAGCCATCAGCCCTGCGGCTGCGTCCCACGTTTCAGGATTTATCCGTGGAATTTTCATATAAATACTCCTTCACTAGTGGGTGTTTAGATAATTCTTCACCCAGTTTACGTAATATTTGATCTCGTTTACGCGCCACTGTAGTCTTCGGAATACCCAATACTTCTTGGACAGTCCGCAGACTTAAGCGTTCAAACAGTAGCGCATTTATCATCCATGTATCCCTTTCGTCTAGTTGGTCGTACACGCTCAGTACGAGGTCGTGTAATTCTGCACGTTCTTCGGACGAGAACCTCTCGTCCGTAGCGCCAAGTGACTCCTGCAACCACCCAAGGTGGGTGGGGTCAGTTGGTATTTCTTTGCGACTCATCTGCCCATACTAGCGTGGCAGGAATCGCATAGTATTCTTTTCCTTCAGGGAACGCCTTTACTTCAGCGCCCACGCATAATTTTTGTAACTGTCCGAGAGGTATGTTGGCGTGTCGATCATTGGACGAATCGTATACAAACAAAACAACACGATGCATTCGATGCCACGACCGTAGCGCCTGCATCTTCTCCAACTTCAACTTCAACACCTGATCCGACCCAAGCCCCTGTACTTCTACAAAGGATTCAGAGGTCAAATAGTCAGGTGTGTACCGTATGCTAGGCGGCAACGAACCCATGTGAATCGGCGGACGATTCAGCCCGTAGCGACAGAACTTACGGTCGCACAATTCCTCAAACTTGCGTTCCGAAATATCTCCCATCGTCTGAAAGCGATGCGAGAATGGCTGATCCGCAAATGACATAGCGTCACACTTTCGTAGCGTCGATGTGAACGACCTGCTGGTCGTTCACGATAATACCAGCACGTTGAATACCATCCAAAGCCAACTTCACATAGTTGTCCAAGTCGCCACGCAAAGGAGTAGACCAATCCTCCACTGGCGTGATGGTAACCGCTGTATGTTCTTCCGTGAAGATCAACTCTACCCGAACTGGTCCGTCGAAGACGGGAGCGTCTTCTCCTACAGCCACAGCATACTCCGCCTCCGCGCGTACAGTCGTGGCAGGGGTGTACACACGACCCTTACGGGACATACGAGGACGCCCCTTAGGCAAGGGGCGCCCCTCCACCAAGAACGAAAACTCAGTGGACGGTTGCACGTTGCTGTGCGTCGGTAACGAGTCGTTCGACTTGTCGGTCACAGTCTTGCCTTCCTGCAAACTTCGGTCCTTCGGCCCACCATGTACCTAGACGGGAATCCAAGTCCTTCGTCCATACCAAGATGTCGGTTGCTCCGTATCCTGCTTCCCACATAGCGCGAGCGAACCTGTTGAGGAATCCATGTCGTCCTCTGCCAGCGCCATGCGACTGAGTGTAGTACGAATGGGGACCGTCGTCGTACATCCTGCGTGCCACCCCTCGTAGGCGGGTGCCGTCAATCTTCATCAATGGCTCACGCGAGTACACTCGGGCAGGTGGCAGGTCAGGTGCTACCCACAAGGCTGCTGCAATTTCCAACAGGTCAATCTTGACACGGGTATTTTCGGCGTCTATCACAAAGTTGTAGTAGTCAATCGGGTACCCGTTGTCGTCCACCATTTCCTGACGACCTTCAGGTCTAGCGCCACCATACGGTAGACGCATGTAGTTGCCCGGTGGACCGGGCAACGAGTCTTGCTTGGGGTACACGGCATCGTATTTGATGCCAGCCATCTGGCACACCGCCTGCAATGCTCGTCGCATCGTAGGCGCTTCAACCCAGTCTTCGGCAAAGACCCATACGTGACAGCCCTTGGAGCGAGACAGTTCCACCCATCCCTGCATCGCTAGCGCCTGTAGCACGGTGGCTACGTTCTGCGCGTAGATGAGCGAGTCGTCGCCTTCGTCAATGTCGATGGCACCCCACATGCACTTCCACAATTCGGGTTTCATGTCAGGGTAAACTTTATGCCCGTCAACCTCTCGCCACCCACCGCATCCAGCGGCGTGAGTTTCTTCAGGGTCGTACACCATTGGGTACACCCCGATCATTTCCTCACCGCTGCGGTGGCGTGAAATCAGGTGTCGGTCTACGTGTTCCCATACACACCCGCCAGCGTCGCTGCCGTATGCGTATGGGAACCCTTCAAATAATTTCCAGATTGGTTCAGACATCGAAGCCGTCCAAGTTCATCTGCTCCCACGTTACGCCCGGTTCCAGTAGTCTGCCACTCGGGTGGATGGTGAGGTTCACCTCTGCCTTTTCACCTTCGCCTGCCTTGTTCTTGTGTAGGCCCACGCTGACTTCATCTTCGTAGTAGCGGCGTACGTCTTCCTCTAGGCTAACGTCGTCCCATCGGCGCCATGTTTCTATGACGAAGTGGCTTTCGCTGGTGGAGGCGTATCGACCTGAGTCGATGCCGCCTGCTCGTCCGCGATTGCCTGCTCCTCTGCCTGATTGGTGGACTACGACTCCGATTACTCGCCAGTCGGATACCAGTTGCTTGAAGGATTCAATTTTTGCTTGCACGCTGGCGTGGTCATTTGGTCCACCTCCACGTATTAATTCTAAATAATCATATACAAGCACCTGTGGACGTTGACCGTCCCACAGTTGCGCCGACGCAATCCGCATCGCCTTGTCCAGATCATCCACAGACATACCCGTGGACTCAAAGTGCAGGTTGGTTTCATTCGCCATGATCTCGCTTGTGCGCTCCCATGCCACTTCGTCACCACGGATAAGGCGACCGAGCCAATCCTTCTGGCTGATCTCCAAACGCATAGCCGTGTACCGCCCCCAAAACATTGATTCAGTTTCATCGGGGCTAACCCACAGCGTCCTGTGGTTGCGGTTACGTGCAGCCATGTTCATAGCCAGCAACGTCTTACCAGTGTGCGTCTTGCCGATCAGGGTCACCAACTGACCTGCACGGGCACCACCTAGCGTGGCTTCGTCAAACCCTCGTATTCCAAACTTCCATTCTCCTCCTGCACTCAGGTCTGTTCGCATCCGTGACATTTGCTCAGTCTTGGGGGTGTACAACCGCTTCAAGTCAGCAGATGTAATGCCCTCAATCTCAGCCGCCGCTGGGGCGGGAGCAGCCTTAGCCGCTCCCGCCCCTACCAGCCTCATTGCGTCTTCAAGGCTTAGACGCTCAGGCAATTGCCGCCAACCAGTTCTGCGGGTCAATCGCTTCTGGACGCTCACCCCATGTGAATGGGCTGTGCTTGACCAGCCCACCGAAGTAACCGCTCTTGTTGGCAAGCGTGTGGTTGCCTTCACCCTGAACCACGGTATGTGTACCGTCTTCGTTCAGGGTAGTGCCACGCTTAATCTTGAAGTCACCAAGTCCGCACTTGCCGTTCTTGGTGATGGGAATGTCCTTGCCACGCATGGACTCTGCCCAGTAGTCGTCAGGGAACTGACGGCTACCTGCGGCGAACAACTTTCGGATCGCCTGATTGTCCATGAACGCTGACTGCTGTGACGCATACTCAATGCCAATGGCACGTTCATGCATGAACAGTTTGTTGACTGCCGCATACTCGCTGTCGTCAATGTACAACGACGGCCTACCCGACGGCGCAGCCTGCTGCACAGGCTGTGCCTGCGGGAAGGCTTCCACGACGGTCGCTATGGCAGTCGCTGTTGCATCCGTTACGTTGACGGCAGGCTGTACGTCTGCGACTGGCTGATCCAGCAACGTCCGCTTCACCTCCGACAACCCTTGCGCCAGAGCGATAGCGTTATCTACTGCCATCGTCACGGCCACACCTTCGTCGCCGTTGTTGATTTCAGCGACGGTCAGTTCAACCGCAACCTTCATCAACACCTGCGCTTCAATTGATGCCCTTTCACTAGGGCTTAGTGGCGTAAATGCCATTATGGTTTCCTTTCGTTGGAACCTTTGCAATGCGCCCAGTTGGCGCACCATTTCTCAGAACACCACCACCCGTTGTCACCTAATACCCACGGCGGTGTGGGCATGGCTTCAACGTAGCGGCATAGTGCTAAGACCTTCGTACGTAGCCAGTCGAAGTGCGTCTGGTCACGTACCAAATCCATGCGACCCACCCCATCGGGATGCATGATCGCATATGAAAAGTTAGGAATGCCCAGTGCGTAACAATACGCAATGCTTTGCACATCCCACCTTTCGTACTCCCAAGCAGTCCTAGAATAGTCACGCTTGGGGAACTTCCAATCCCACAAGCGGTCACCTTCTACTAGGTCAACTGTCCCTGTGAGATTCACTATCCGCTCATCGTCTTCGATGAGCGGAACCTCAAAGTAATGCTCCACCGCTACGGGCTTGACAGTGGGGTACACCTCCGCATACCACGACGACAATTTGTTCTTCCCAACTGTCGCCGCAATCGACGGCGTATACGATTCCCAACGTTCTATCGTGGGTTCCATCTCCCCCCAATAGTAGTCAAACGCAGCGTGCAGATCAGATTCTTCCATCGGCCCATACCCGTCCATCACCGCCGACAAGGCATCCTCTGCAACCGCATGGCATACAGTCCCCAGCGAGGCAGCGTCCTTCGTCGGCTCCTCACTGAGTCCGAAAATCGTGTTTCGGAATCTTTCCATACACATGTCCGCAGTCTTGATCGAAGACTGACGAACCCACGTATGCACCCACCGCCCGTCGCCTGCTTTCTGCAATGCGCTTTTCATATTTCCTCCTAACGGTACTGAGTAAACTCCTCCCCCCTAAAGGGGGGGAGGAGGTACTGAGTACCACTGAGTTTACTCGCCCGAATGTGTCGGCGTGGCTCATTTCGGTTAAGATTCTGCGCCAACTCTGTTACGAACGTGTTACGGTCATCGGTATCCCTTCATTCGTCCACGAAAGTCAGGCCGCTGCAACATTTCAACGCACTCAGGCGGTTCCCACCTGCGTCTAGTCACAATGCGACACATACGAACGAACACTTGAACCCGTTGCACATGAACCGACTCGTCGTCGTACAACTCTGCTAACGCAACGTCATATTCCGTGAAAGCAGCAATCATTTCATCATACTGGACGGGTGTCAACGATAACGTGATCTCCCGTTTACCCATTACGCCTCCAAGTTTGACCAATCCCAATGCCACTTGTCCGTAGGCCAATAGTCCTTCATGGTACACCACAGTTCCATCAACGCTAGACTGCGCTGTCTTCCCACATGCGGCCCGTACTGCTCAGTCCACGCTTTGCTCAAGTACGTCTTGAAACTCGGGTAAGTTAAATTGGCGCCATGCCATTCCAGCAACTGCGCCCATAAATGCCTCGGCATCAACATCCGATGCTCATAGTCCGAATTATCAAGAGTCCATATCGTGCCAGTCCACTCGCCTTCAGGCGGCTCAATGCCCGCCGTCATAACGCGCAACTTAGCGTTCTCCATAGATTCGGTATCGCGGGTACGTATCAACAGATACTCTTCCCGCTCTAAACTAAATCCCTCAGGCTCCCACTCAAACAGATGCGGGTGCTTGGCACCCTGCGTCACTGAGTAGAAACCATCTTGTGTAAATATCCACATATATCTCCTATCTTACGAGCGGGGGCGAGGGGCGGAGGGGGCCACCCCTCGCCCGCACTCTAGTTCTTAGATCGGCTGCGGATACTCTTCCCGCTTCTGACCGTACGGACGGTAAACCAAACGGGTTACCAAACGGCCCGAACGGAAAGCGTTCCACGCCTTGATGAAGTAGGCCAAACCCAACCGCTGATCGGCACTGAAACTCGGGTTCCGCAAGTTGCGGTCCTTCAGCACCTGTGTCTGCAACACCCAAGCAGGATTCCCCTCCGTGCCTGTAGGCGCAACCAACTCTTCGACAAACGCCTCAGTGTCTTCCTCGCTCAACTCGTTGAACAAGTACAAACCAGCAGTCGTTGCACTACGCACCAACGGAACATGATGCATCACACGGGAAGCCCGTGTACACGCCTGTTCCAACGGCACCTGATTCTGGAAGATAAACTCCAAGATCATGCGCTCACTCATGGTACGAGCAACAGCCTGATTAGTATTCGGATCGCCAGTGTTCTGCATCAACAGCACGGACCTAGCAGCAGCAGGTAACGCCTGTACGTACTTGAACTGACGATTATCGTCAGGATCGGTACTTACAATACGCAACACATCTGCAACCGTCCGCTTGCGGCCAAAGTCAACAGCAAGCAGCAAAGACGCATAGTCTGCACCCTTCACAACGGAGAACCGTTGCGCTGTCTCGCTCTCAACGACCGCCTGTAAGCGATGCTGTCCATCAGCAAGGCGCCCCTTCTCATCAAAGATGATCGGGATGCCTATTTCTGCCCACTCGCCTTCCAGCATTGCAACCGCATACTTCGTGACCAACAGGTCACTCATGCTGCGATTGGGGGCAGCATTCTTCAGGATCAAAGCCGCCTCTTCGGGGCCAATCACCTGCGCAGACGTTTCATGTCTGCTAATGGGCGGCACGACTCGCCCTTTACGTGCAGTAAAGTTTCCCATATCGCTCCTCTGTTTGGGTTTCTTTACGGGTAAACAGGGGCAGGGACACGTACGTCCTCGATAACGGTCGTAACAGTTGATGCCCTCCTATCCTTTCAGATAGTTGGATGTACTGTTACGTGTGTCCCTACCCCCGAAAGTGGTGCGTGACCACCATGCACCCGAAGGGTCGGGTGGAGGTCATGCACAGCAGCCACGCACCTGACTAAACGGTAACCTCTGCCAGATACTTCAACGCAGCATCTGCAATCGGTGTCTTACCGTCCAACGCACGGGTGTAGGAACGCTCTTTAGCAGAGTCCGTATCCTTGAATCCCGTGCTGATGCGGTGCTGTTCGGCACCTTGAAACGCATTGTAGGCCAACCAACGGTCACCCACCTGCGTGTTCCAGTATTCCTTCTCGGCACGCCACGCTGTACCAACAGCAGCCACTCGCAGATTGCGAGCCGTCACCGTCTTGTGGTGGGCGTCAGGCTCAGGATTCGGAAACACCTTGTTCACCAACTGTGCGAACTGCAAGTCAGTGAACTCCTGATCCTTCAACACACGGGCCATGACCTGCATGGTTCGTGTCTGCTCCATCGAAGACTCCAACACAGCCGCACGCATGGTGAGCATGTTGTCGTGGTTCTTCGTGGCCTTCACGCCAATCAACTGACCAGCGTGTCCAAGCATGTTCTCGCAACTGATGCGCTGCTGAATCGGGATAATCTCCGTCTTCCACACACCATTAAGCGACATACGGGTATAGATGAACGGCTGGATAGTGTCGCCACCACCCAAGTCGAATGGCTCGTCAAGCACCTGCTCAACTACCACACGCTCACCGTTTCCAAACACGCTTACGCTGCTGCATGACTCGGGGAACAACTGCTCCAACGTGTCGTACACATGCTGATAACCTTCACGCTCAGGGTACTTCCCTGAGTGTGAACCAAGCACCTGTCCCGTGTCGCCACGAAGCACGTACCTATCAAGGGGCTGACCCTTGCTCTTGCCATGCTGATACACGGGGGCGTAAAACGCTCCGTCGTTAGCCATGTACCCTGAAGGTACATACATGACGGGGAACACACCGCCCATTGCCTCAGCCATAGCGGGAACCGACGCACCTATGCCCGTCGCAACTTCCTGACTGCGGTCGGGATCAGTACCGTCTTCACGGTAATCCTCCAACTTCTTCAGGAAGTTGTGTACGCCCGCTAAGGCGTTGTCAACTGTCTCTCTGCTCATATATTCTTCTCCTTTGCCCAATCATAAGGGCGTTTACTTGGTATGTCATGCTTCTGACGCAGAGCAGCCACGAAGGCCATACGCTCCCGTCGTCTGTCCTTCATACGCCTAGATACCATCATCCATACGGACGCACCTAAGCATATGACGATAAATGACCACATATAATACATAAGGAACTCCTCGCTAATCACGCGGTTCATCTTTCCACGGAGGCTCAGGCTTATCCCACGTAGGCGGGTCCACCTCATCCTCATCGTCATCATCCTCTGCCATCACCGTGTCCCAGCACCTATTGCAGACGTACCAACCGCCCCTATGGCCGATCAGCAACTCGCGCTGCGAGGCAGGTAGGTCAGGAAACACATTCTGCACCAACCCTTCACGGTTCATCCAACGGTCATAGTCACCATCGTCAACCCGTATGGTGTCCGTCGTCTTGCAATGCCTACACTCAGCGGATACTGCTGCCATCATGCCTCCTCGGTACATGCGTCTATGAACTTGACCCGATTAAACTGCGGGTTAAAGTCCTCAAATACGGTTGCCAAACGTGACGTAACACGCCACAAAGCAGTCTCGTATCCGTCCAGAAACGCTACGTCCACATCAGGGGCGTGCGTCTTCGTGTATTCACGGTTCATTACCCGTGCCACCTCAGTAAAGTGCATACGTGTCATGCCGCCCATTAGAACGGCTCCGCAATACGGACGGCTTCCCGCTTGTCCTGCACAGCCATCAGGATGTGCTTCAGCGTGGACTCAGCCTGTGCCAACGTGCCCTCGGGAGTGTCATGCTTGGGCCTGAACCCATGTGACTCTGCCAATAGGCGTGACACCATGCCCGTCAGTTCCGCAACCTTGGCTTCCAACTCAACATACGCAACCTCGTCAGGGTTCATAACCGTCTGCGAAGACAGCAAACCACCATCCTCAAACGAGGTGTCCAAGTGCCACTGGATAACCTTCGTCACCAACTCAGTCGCACGAGTACCAATGGTACAATGGTTCCCCACGCTTATGCCGTTGTACTGACTCAACAGTTCAGACACAACGCCCTCAACGTCATCGCTGTTGCTGTTGTATTCCTCCGCAGCCTCACGGGCAGCGTCATACACGTTGTCCTGCACAGCATCCCACGCCTCATCACAGATGAGGTCAGACACCTGCGAAGACACGGTACCCCACGCATCATCGGCAATCTTCTCATCCACCGTGTCAGAGATGTTCTCCCACACGCTCTGTGCGAAGTTGGACATCTCGTCCTCATCCGCTGTCACCTCTGCTCTAAACGCTATTGCACTCATACCTGCACCTCCAGTGCGTCAAATATGTCTTCTACGGCTTCCGCAAGCAGGTCATCGTAACCGATACCCGCTTCCAGATCAGCAAACAAGCGCATAAGCACCTGCTCTATACTCTCACGCTCATGGTCTTTCATACCACACTCCCACGGTCCATCATCTTCCGCAAAACCTCAAACACATCCGCTCGCGCTTCCGCATGGCTGACCTCGCCAGCCATCGCACTCGGATGAATCCTGTAATGCTTGTACCGCTCCGTAGCGTGATACATCACAGTCTCCAAACGCGACCAGTTGATCGGATTACCCTGCTTCTCCAACTGATCCATCAGCGCCTCATGTATCACCTTCTGGCCTTCATTCGCATACCACATCATGCGTCTACCTCTTCCTTATCCCAATTCATCAACACGCCAAGGTCGTCACCCTCAATCGCAAACCCATACTCAGCAGCCGCATCATTCGTCCACACATACTCACATGAGTAGTACGTTCCGAAGTCATGCGGGTTCGCCTGAATACACAACAACCCACCGTCAGGCTCATTACCGTAATGGCGCCTAATCTGCTCAATGAACCGCCTCAAATGCGCCTGTGCCTCACGAATGTAAGCGTCACCGCCCAACTGCGGACAAGGCTCATCCCACGGCCCATCACCGATATACATGCTGTCTCTCATAACGTACCTCCGTACATTAAATGGCTATTTCCAACACTTCCCATCTTCTCTCTCTCAAAAGAGAGAGAGAGAAGATGGGGGATTCCATACGCATCAACCCTGACCCTCTTCCGCATTACGGACGAACTCAGCGCACTCAGCCTCAAACTTCTCCAACGCACTTTCATGCATCGGAATGATCGGCCTCCAACGCTCATCACGCGCAGCCAAGTTAGCCTCAGCCTCCATCTCCTTCGTACTCTTCGGACGAGGTGGCGCATTAGCCGACAACGCACTCATCGACCCACGCCTAACCTCATCGTCACCGTAATCAAACTGATCCGTGTCCGTAGGCAACCAACGCACATTAACCTCACGGTCAAAGAACGACGGGTCCGCTTGAGTCTCATCTAGCGCACTCTCAACACGGTTACGAGCCTCATCCTCGTCATCCGCTTGGATATGAAACTCCCAATGCGCAGTCTCAATTACCTCAACCACATACATATTCATACGCATACCTCCTGTAAGCGTCTATTCATTGCCAATGTATACTCATGCAGCAGGAGGGTGCCACCTGCTTAGGACAGGCACACCCTCCCATTCGCCGCAACCGATTGTGCTACGGAAAACACGGGGCGGGAATCGAACCCGCAAACGCAACACACTGCGCATCCTCAGCCCCATCTAGCGACCCGTGTGTGGGTTAGGGGCTTCCCGTGCATGGTGGAGGTGAGGGGAATCGAACCCCTGTCCGCAAGCGTCCGACATGCGGCTTTCACTTGCGTCGAAACCATAGCCACCCCCGTGGCGTCTGTTGCGGGGGACGTAACCCTTCCGCTCCTTGGGGACAGACAACTCCCACTCGCACCTATTCGCAGGCGGTACAAGCCAACCTGTATGTATCCTTTCACCGAAAGGATATTCCTTTCAGGGACTTACACGGGCTTTACGCACAATCACCATGTCGCCGTGACTTTAAGGTCTTGTACGCACCTAGGATTGTAGTCCCACGCACCTACGTCTACAACCGTAGGTAACCCGATGC